AAAGCCTAATATATTTGAAGCTAAATATATTATTAATAAAGAATATGGATTTAAAATATACGATAAAATATTTATAACATATGATGGTAAAACTAAAACTTCTAGAAAAGTTGGTAATATTTTAGGAACAACTAAAGTAATTAATAACGAGAAACATCTTAAGGAAATAATGCATAAGTGGGGTAAAGCTACTATTAACTCATATGAAAAATCAGTTGAATTATTTGGACATAAAACTCGTAAAAAAGCTATGTTTGAAGCAACTGATGATAAAGGTAAGAAAAAAGTATTTAAACTTACTAGTATTAAATTTAACTATGATAAGGAAGGAACTTTTCATCATGTAGTTGAATTAAATGATGGTACTTTAAATCTTAAATTCTTATTAGAAGATATAGATTTAAATTTACCTAATGTTAATGACTATGTAGCTCCTAAAGATAGAACTATTAAGGAAAAAGATGAATGTAAATTAGTAAATAACAAAATAACACCAGTACAAAAGAATTCTACTGTTAAAGTAATTAAGATGTTTAACAGACATCAAGTTCATAATCCTAGATTAGGAGTATATGATAAAAATACTGTAGCAGTAGTAATTGATAAAAATACGAATAAACAATTTGAATGTAAAATTAAACAACTTAAAAAAATATAAATATGCTAGTTAAAAAGAAACTTGCTCCTAAAAAAGCAGCTCCTACTAAAAGAGCTCCAATGAAGAAAATACAAACAGCTTTTAAACCATTTGTAAATTCTCGTCACCCATCACATGCTATATTACGTAGTACACTACCTAATTTTGCATTTAGAGCCCTTATAAGACTAGGTAGTACTAAAACTTTACAAGAAGCTTATCCTGGTAAAACAAGTGAGCAATTAGCTCGTGTAAGAGAAATAAACAGTATCCAAGGTGTTAAGAATAGTTCTAGTAAGTTGTTGATGAAACAATGTTTTACTAGAGCACAAGTTAAAACTGCTGATTGGTGGATAATTACTGATGTTAGAGGAGCTAAATATGCTCAAGTAAATGGTTTAGGTGCTGATAATGTAGAATTATCAAGATTACCATATCCAATTGTAGCTAAATCACATTATGGTTCACGTGGTGAAGGTAATACTAAGTTAAACAATCAACAAGAATTAGAAGCTTGGATGAGAGGTAAACAACTTAGTAATTATATCTTTGAAAAATTCTATACTTACTCTAAAGAGTATCGTTTACATGTAACTAATGATGGTTGTTTCTACACTTGTCGTAAGTTAGTTAAGAATGATGCACCTGCTGATACTTGGCAACGTCATGATGATGTATGTACATGGATTTTAGAAACAAATGAAGCTTTTAAAAAACCTAGTACTTGGAATCAAATTGTAGCAGATTGTATTAAAGCTAAAAATGCTTTAGGTTTAGATATTTGTGCATTTGATGTAATGGTACAAGGTACTAGTAAAGCTAATCCTGAATGGATTATTTGCGAGTCTTGTAGTGCACCTTCATTTGGTGAAATTACAGCAGTTAAGTATAAAGAAGAACTTATTAGATTATTACGTAAATAATGAAATACAATGATATAGTTAGAATTTCTAATAAAGATTTAAGTGATTTAAGACCTATATTTCTTCATAATGAAAGAGAAGGTATTCAAAAAGTTTTAGAATTTTATTCTCCTCAAATTAATACAATATTATCAATTGCTGATTCTCCTTTTAGAGTTAGTAAAGATAATATTGATATAGATTTTGAAGAACATGTATATAATAATAATCCAAACATATTATCAGTATACATAAGTTGTAAACCTTTTAACTTTTACTTAGAAGAAATGTTTAATAATTGTGGTATATTAGTATCTACTAATACTTTTATATATTACAATTGTCGTAATTTAGGTATTGGTACAATATTACAAGCTATTAAAGAGGATATTGCTAAAATTGCTAATTATTCATTTCTAATGTATACTGATTCAGTTAATACTGAAATATTAAAAGCTAATCAAAAGATTATGAATAATATTGGTGCTAAAGAAATATTTAGAGGTATTAATAGACGTTCAGATAATAATATTGCAGTTTGGATTAAAGACTTAAATGAATATTACGAAAATAGAGAATTAAAAGTAGCTGTTGAGGCTATAGAAGAAACAAATTAAAAACTAAATAAATAATATAAAATGAATAAACTACAAAAAAACTTAACAGGAGCATTTAATATGGAGAAAATTTCAATTGGTAGTGATCCAGAAATTTTATTATACTCTGAATTAGAAAATAAATTTAAATCAGTTGCAGGATTGATTGGTGGTACTAAAGATTTACCAACACCTATTACTGATAAAGGTCACTTTATTCAAGAAGATGGAGTTGCTGCTGAGTTTAATATCCCACCATGTGTAACAGCTGATGATTTCAGTTATCATATTAACTTTGTACTTAACTATTTACGTGATACTGTTACAGGACCAAACAATTTGATTTTATCTACTAAAGCTAGTGCAATGTTTGTGCATGAAGAATTAAAATCTAAACAAGCTAATGAAATTGGTTGTACACCAGATTTAAATGCTTGGAAATTAGAATACAATAACCCACAAGGTTATACAAGTAATCTAAGAGCTGTAGGTGGACATGTACATGTAGGATATAACAGTCCTAGTGAAAGTACTTCAATTGAAATTGCTAAAACATTAGATTTATTCTTAGGTGTACCTTCTGTACTATTAGATGATGATACAGATCGTCGTTCATTATATGGTAAAGCTGGTGCAATGCGTTTCAAACCATTTGGTATGGAATACAGAACATTAAGTAATTTCTGGATTCATGATGAAGTATTAATTAAATGGGTATTTACAAATACAATTAAAGCAATTGAATATTTGAATATTGGTGGTGAAGTTACCAATCCAGATGAAGTGCAAAAAACAATCAATACTTGTGATAAATCATTAGCACAAGAAATTATAAATGATTATAATATTGATATGCCAGTATTAACTAAAAAAATAGAAGAATTATATGTCGGAATTGATTAAATATTTTGATTCATTACCTGATGATAATGAAACTGTAGCTAGTTAAAATTAATTAAATAAATTATAAACAATGATAAAAAGAAAATATACATGTGCGGATTAATAGGTTTTAGTGGAAAAACAAACTTTGATAAAGAGAAAATCAATTTATTAATGCTTTGGAATTCCTTTGAAAGAGGAAAAGATGCAACTGGAATTTATACTCCAAAAAATGGTTTAATTAAATTTGCAAAACCAGCAACAGACTTTTTAGTAAGTACACCATTTGAAGAAGATACATTTCTTATAGCTCATGTTAGAGCTAAAACTATTGGTGTAAATAATGATAAAAATGCACATCCTTTTAATGAAGAGAATGTTGTATTAGCTCATAATGGAACTTTAAAGAATCATTATGATTTACTAAAAAAGTATGATTTGAAATATGCAGATTATGATGTGGATAGTCATATTATATGTGGTATCATGGCTAAAGAGAAAAACTTCAAAATTCTTACAGAAATTGAAGGTGCTGCAGCTATGTTAATGCATGATAAAGACAATCCTAAAATCATGTATGTATTTAGAAATGGTGAAAGAGATTTATTTAAAGGTTACTATGATGGTAACCTTTATATTTCTTCTATTAAAAAATCATTAGAACTTATAGGTTGTATCAATATTAAAGAGTTTAAAGAAAATTATCTATATACAATTGTAGATGGATTAATTCAAGGAACTGCTAAACGTATTGTTAACAAACCTTATAGTGCTCCTAAAACTACTACTTATAATAATTATGTACCTAGTACTGATAAATTAATAGGTATGATGTTAGAGTTTGATCAGTTTAATATGGCTAGAGCATTTGCTAATTTAACATATAGAAAAGAATATAAAGTAATTGGTTTTGACAAAAACAAATTTACTGTTTCCATATTAGATGATAATAATGAACAAATCAGCTTACCATCTCATTATTTTAATAGAATGGAAGCTTATTTTACATTACATGATTCAGTTAAATCTAGATGTAATATTGTATTAAAAGCTGATAATTCTAAAGTTATTATTGCTAAAGATCAAAATTGTTTAATCACTAAAGATTATTCAAATGGTTATGTAGAATTAATAAATTTAGATACAAATGAAATTTATGATTTACATAAATCCTTCTTGAAGAAGTTAACAGCTAAAGAATTATCTGATTTAAATGATGATGAGAAAGAATCTGAACAAATGGCTCTTGCATTACAATTTAATGAAGGTTTTGATTCTTGGATGAAAAGAACTGGTGAAAATAACAATCCTCTTAATAAAGAAGAAGAGGAAGAAGATTTAGAAACTACAGAAGAGGAAGATGATGAAGGTTATTATGATATGTCTATAAATGAAGCTAAATTTGTTGCAGATTTAGAAAATATCAAAAATGCTTCAGATGATCTAATTGATTTCATTAGTACATCAGTTGTAATTCCTGACGATGAAGTAATAAATTATAAACAATTAAAAATGACTTTATCTATGCAAATAGAAGAAGTTTTAGAATTTTATAATGTAGAAGAAAATGCCAAATAGAAATAATAATACAAATGTAAACGATGATAGTTTTACATGGCCTCCACCACCATCACCAGAAGATGAGCTTTTTGAAGATGGTATTACTGATGAAGAATTATTAGCTGCCGAAGAAGCATTAAGTTTAATTGAAAATACTCAAGATAATCCTGTACAACTAGGAATAAGTACTGAAGATCTTAGAATTAGATTCGCTAATGAAGTGTCAGAATCATTTAGAAGATCTGCAGAACAACACATCTTTGGTACTACTATTAATAGAGTAACAATACCTGATGGAATTGCAAGTGTAGATTTTGGATCACTTTATAGTACTGGAACATCCATTCCTAAAAAAGAAACTCCAGAAGATCCTGAACGAGTAGTTGTTTTAAGGAATGGTGATAAAGCTAAGGTTAAAGATACTGCTTATATCAATGGTAAATATTATCTTAAAACAGATAATGAAATTACCAATGATTACTATGAACCTGAAAGATGGGTTTTTAAAGGTGATTGTAGTACTATTAATGTAACTTTTAATGATGATGGTTTATTAGTTAATAAAGTGCATTATTATGATCCTAGATATTCTAAAAGAAATACTCTTATAGAAGTTAGGGATAATAAAATGCATGTAATGAGTGATTATAATGCTTTACCTAAACAATTCTATACAGAATGTGTTATTACTAACATATGGTATCATAATTCAATTGCTCATAGAGCTGAAACTGTTAAAAGAATGAAGGTTAGAGCTAGAAAAGCTAGTAATATTTACAAACCACATCCATTTCATGGACCAAACCTAAAGAAAGATTATGAAATGGGTATTAAATCACCTAGTTTCATTAAAACTGAAGGTAAGAGATATACATATGGTATTGAAATGGAAACTATTAGTGGTAAGCTACCTTTATACTTAGATGATCAGTTAAATTATTTAGCTATTAGAGATGGTTCTCTTAAAGATGAAGATGGTGAAGAATATGGTTATGAATATGTAACAGGTGTTCTTATTGGTGATACAGGTTTACTACAAACTAAAAAATTATGTAATGCTTTAACAAAGTATTGTATAGTTAATAAGAAATGTGGTTTACATCAACATACAGGTGGTGTAAAATTCAGTAATGAATTAATTGTATCTCTATACAAACTTCATATGATTGTTGAGAAACAAATCTTTAATATGATGCCTCTTTCTAGAAGAAACAATGAATATTGTAAAAAACTTAAAAAGTTTGATTTTTCTTTTAAAGAGTCTGATTTTAATGATCCTAATAAGTATAAATCTAAGATTGATCAATTCTATTCAGAAATTTATGCTTATGTATCAGCTACAGGAGAATTACCATCTAGTAAAGCTAATAAGAAAACACAACATCCTTTAGGTGCTAAATGTCAGTATAATCATAGTACAGCAAGATATTGCTGGATTAACTTTGTACCTGCTATGTTTGATACTAGAGGTGGTGGTGATAAGAGTAAAACACTTGAAAACAGGATTCATCAAGGTACAACTAATTTTACTAAAGTTAAGTATTGGACTTTGATTAATATGGGTTTAATGTGGTATGCTGAAAATTATACTAAAGAAATAGCATTAAATGATGAAATATCATTACAACATATTATGGAATTAGCTTATCCTAAGCAGTTTCAAGATATTAATAATTATATTGAGTTAAGAAGTGCTAAATTTAACTATGATACTGAAGCAAAAAATAAGGAAAATGAATTATCTGATTACAATGAAGTAGTTGAAGATTCAGAATTAACATTTAAAAGTATATAAACAATGTGTCTAATTTCAGTTTTACCTAAGGGTACAGCAAAATATAGTGAAGAAGTAACGGGCTTTTTAAAACGTGGTTCAGAATCAAATAGAGATGGGTCTGGGTTTATGTATAAACGTGATGGTAGTAATACTATAGTTGTACGTAAAGGATTCTTTAAATTTGATGATTTAATGGCTGCTCTTAACAGTGCAGAACTTAAGGATAGTGATGAATTAGTAGTTCATCATAGAATTGGTACATCAGGATTAGTATCTGACCAAAATACTCATCCTTTTGTTATATCTCATGTACATGATACTATTATCCAAACAGATGGTAAAGTAAATTTACCTTGTTTGGTACATAATGGTATTTTTAGTGGATTAGGTAAACAAGAAAGATTGAATCCTAATTTTTCAGATACATATGCTTTTGTTAGGTATATCATGACTAATGCTATAGATTTATATACTTTAGAAACAGAATTATTTAGAAAAGCATTATCTGAGATAGTAGGTTATTCAAAAATTTGTGTTTTATATCCACACAGAGATTTAATAATGAGTGGCGATTTTGTGGAAGATAATGGTTATTTCCATTCTCACAGAGGATACAAACCTTTTAGTACTTATGTAGATAGAGGTGGTAGTGAAATTACTCCAAATTTTGGGAAAGGTACTACGACTAAAAAAGCTATTCTAGAAATAGGTTGTAGTACTAATTTGCAAAATTGTAGTATTGCTAAAAAAACTACTGAACCTTCAATTAGATTAGATGGTAACAAGATTGATATTAATGAGTTCAATTACACACATTTCCTTTTTAGTTTAAAGAATAGTTCATCAACTAGAGCTTATAGATTAGAAGGTTATGATTCAGAAGCTGAACTTAATATATTATCTTGGCATGGTGATTACAAATCATCTCATACTGCAAGAAAAGAAGAATTACATAGTGATTATCATTTTCATCCAAAATCTACATATAAAGAATATTATGAAGAATATGCAACTGTTGTACAACAATTACATCCTTCTAAATCTTTATTTAAAACTATCATTAAACTTCTTACTGACAACAGATTAGCTCTTATTTCAAGAAAGTTTGAATTAAAAGGTATGAAAATTAGTAAATGTACATTAATGAATTATTATTTATCATTAAATAAACAATATTTAACAGCACATTCATGTTATTATAACATGGATATTGATAAGTTAACATCATTGTTAGTTTGTGATTTAGAAAATCCATTTATTCAGAACATTGCTTTACCACCTTTTAAAACAGATAAACCAGAATTAGTAGCTTTAGATGAACCAACAATCAATGCAATCAGTTGCGAGTGTTAATGAAATAAACAATGAAGAATTAGATTATTACTTAAATGTATTATCTAGTTCTTTTAAATTATCAAATGATTATAAAAATACTATAAACTTATTAGAAGATATGTTTAATGTTACTGTTTCACTAGAACAGTTAGAAGAATATTATAGTTTAGATGTTAGTGTTATTGAAGAGGATCTTAGATTACAATTCAAGCATTTAAATTTAATTTGATAAATGGAAAACAAGTTTAAAATAGACATTGATGTTTTATTAGAAAATCAACTTAATATGGAAGGTTATTTCATATTATGGTGTTTATTTTATAAGGAAGAGTTATTACTCATTACTTATGTTAATAAATGCAGAAAGATACCTACTGAAATATTTGATGATCTTCAAGAAAGACAATTATTGACAATTACAAGACAAACAAAAGACGACAATATTAGTTATAAGATGTTAGCTATCACAAGTAAAGGTAAAAGTTTATTTGAGGTAGTTAACATTGATGAACTATTTAACAAATTTAGAGAATTCTATCCTAAAAAAGCAGGTACTCAAGGTAGATCATTACATTTAGATTTAAAAAGATGCAAAAGTTTATACAAAAAAATAATTGGTAATAAAATAGAATTGCATGATCTATTATGTAAATGTGCTACTTTATATCATCTTGATAAACAAAGATTAGGTTCTGAGATTTATATGCAGAATTTAGCTACTTGGTTACATCAAGGTAATTATGAAGAGTATATGTATGAAGCAAGAAATACTAAATTAGAATTGATTAAAGAGGAAGGAGGACATAGTGAAGATATTTAATCAATTGTATGACTCTATAGAAAAGAATATTAGTAAGAAGGAATCTGATGGTTTTACATCCATTTTATGCCCTTTTGAAAGACTTTCTAAGAGATTTCCAGGTTGGGTAAAGGGTACTTATAATCTCTTTACAGCAAGCTCTGGAATTGGTAAAACTAAATTTACTAAATTTTTTACAGTAACTTCTATATATGAATTTGTTAAAAAGAATCCATATGTTAAAGTTAAGATTTTTTACTTTGCTTTAGAAGAGAATAAAGAAACATTCTGGTTAAGTATGTTAAGTTCCATTCTATCTGATAAATACAATATTGTATTATCACCACATGAATTATTATCTCTTGGTGAATTTAATCTAGAAAGAGGTTTACTTGAAAAGATTAAATCTGTTCAAGAAGAAATAAACATGATGGAAGAGAATATTGAAGTAATTGATAATACTTTTAATCCTTATGGGATTTATAAGAAAGTTAGAGATTATTTTGATAATCCAGAATTAGGTGAATTTGAAAAGATTCAAACTGATAATGGTGTGATAAATGGTAAATTTAAGTATAAAGATGATGATCAATATGTATTTGTTATTACAGATCATGTATCATTATTAGTACCAGATGCTAATGGTAAGTTTAATCAACAAAATAACTTACATGATGCAATGAATTATTTTTCACAGGAATACTGTTTAAAGCAAATGTGTAAAAGATTAGGTTGTATTGTAATCAATATACAACAACAATCTGCTGCTAAAGAACAACAAGAGTTTCATAGAGGACAAACAATTGAAAAGAAGTTAGAACCAAGTCTAGATGGTTTAGCAGATAATAAATTGTTAGCTCGTGATGCTGATTTAGTATTAGGATTATTTGCACCTACAAGGTATGAAATTAATGAATATAGAGGATACAACATTACAAAGCTAAAAGATTCGTATAGATCACTGATCTTTTTAAAAGACAGAAATTATGGTTTAGCTAATAACTATGTACATCTATATTTTAATGGTGCAGCAAACATGTTCAAAGAATTACCAACAAAAGAACAAATGAGTGATGAGATTTACAATCAAATTGCTAACAAACAATTTTAAAACAAGAAAGACAAAGTGGGACAAGGATTATTACTAGTAGGACCAAGTGGATCAGGGAAATCAACATCTCTAGAAACTTTAGAACCTACACAAACATTTATTATAAATGTTAAGAACAAAGCACTTCCTTTTAAGGGGTGGAAGTCCAATTATGTACCATTCTCTAAGGAGAATCCAAATGGTAATTATATTGGGACAGATGATGCTGCAACAATCATGAAGATTATGCAACATGTATCTGATAAAATGCCACATATTAAACAATTAATTGTAGAAGATTTCCAGTATATGTCAGCTAATGATTATATGCGTAGATCTTCAGAAACAGGCTTTAACAAGTTTGTTATAATTGGTAAGAATATTTATGATGTGGCTGATTTACATAATAAACTGAGAGATGATCTTACAGTAGTTTATATAAATCATGATGATGAATCAACTGATGCAATGGGTGATCGTAAAATCAAAGCTAAAACAATTGGTAAAGTTGTGGACAATGTTATTACATTAGAAGGCTTATTTACAGTTGTATTATTCACTAAAGTTAAGAAAGGTAAAGAAGGTATGGAATACTACTTTACAACTCAAACTGATGGTGCTACTACAGCCAAATCACCAAGAGGTATGTTTGATTCATTAGAAATTCCTAATGATTTAAACTATGTTATAAACAAAATAAACGAATATAATAATTAATATATACTTATAGTAATATAAGAAAGTACAATTTAAAATAATATAAATTTAAAAAGAAAGAAGAATATGAGTTTTGATTTAAAAGATGCAGCACCAGAAAGTAAACAATCACAATACCAACGTCCTGGTATTTATGATAATATTAAAGTAACAGAAGTAACATTAGGTGCAGCTAGCACTGGTAGTAAATACATTCAGTTTGCAACAGTTGGTGCAGATGGTTCAGTTGGTAAATCACCACAAATGTATTTAAACGGTGCAGGTGAACCAGCTACTGAAAAACCAACAGCTTGGTCTATTACAGCACGTAATTTAAAAAGCTATTTATCAGCAACACATAATGTTACTTTGGAAGAAGCAGCAGGTATGATTAGTGGTGTAGCTAGTGCTGAACAATTACAAACTAAAGTATCAGCTTTATTAGTTGGTAAACCATTCCGTGGTAAATTTAGTGGTGTTCAAACATCTAAAGGTGCAATTATTGCTGAATTAAGTGGTTCAGAATCAATGCGTGTACCTAGTGAGGAAACTAAATTAAAATATGACGCAGTACGTGATACTAAGTTATATAAAGGTACTCCACAAGGTGGTGTAGATGCTATCATGCAACCTGCAGCTGGAGCAGATGATTTACCATTCTAATTTATAATCAATAAATAATTAAAATAATGGGTGCCAGACAGGCGCAGATGCTGGTTAAATGAATGGGAATTCAGCCTATTATTTTATACAAAAATATGTTTAATTTAAAAGATGCAATACCTGATTTAACTACTGATTATATATTAAGTAGAATATCAGAAGAACAAATATGGTCTACTTATTGTGGTAATTTTACTGAAATTAATAGAGGATTTTGCTCAGAATTGTATACTGATAGAAACCCAGATTGTAGAATCTACTATAATTCTAAAAATAGACTAATCTATAAAGATTTTGGTAGTGGAGATACATTTGATTGTTTCAGTTATATACAACAGAAATATCATTGCACTTTTAGAGAAGCATTAATGATCATTTATAATGATTTTAAGCTAGGTTCTATTACACATGATATATTACCTCAATTAGTACTTAATAATGCACCAGAAGTGCTTAAAATGGCTAATAAAAGCATTATTGAAATAGTTCCTAAATCTTGGAGTTTAACTGATTACGAATATTGGAATAATTATGAAATACCATTAACATTATTGGATGAATATAATGTATGTGCATGTGAAACCATTTACCTTCATAAAGGAGGTAACACCATCACATATAACTACAGTAAAAATAACCCAATATATGCTTATAGATTTTGTTTTGAAGGACAATACTCATACAAAATATACTTTCCATTAGCTGAAAAAAAGAAGAAATGGTTATTTAGTGGAGGATCTGAGAATGATATTGAAGGATTTGATCAATTACCTCATTTAGGAGATATAATCATACTTACTAAAAGTCTTAAAGACTGTATGGTTTACAATATGATTGGTTATCCTGCAATATCACTTCAAGGTGAAACTAATAAACTTAAACAAGATTTAGTTGATAAAATACTTAGAAGATTTAATAACATAGTTGTAAACTATGATAATGATTCTGAAGGTATTAAAGGAGCTAACAGACTAAATAATCAGTATGGATTTGAATATTTTTATGTAGATGATGAGAAAGATATTAGTGATTTTGTTAAATTATATGGATTAAATGAAGCAAAAAAAATGATTAATAATAAATTAGAAGCAATATATGGATAAAATCAAAGTAGGAATAGAGATTACTGACAATTGGTCTAGAGGAGATTTTAGACAATTTGTAATGTCTATATCTAAGAATACAGCCTATGAACTTTATATCATATCAAATGATGATATAAGTGCTTATATTGCTGCTGCAGGTAGAACACTAGGTTTACCAGATGATAAAGTTATTGTTACTAACTTTACAGATGATAAAATAGATGCAATCACCTTAAACGGAATACAGATTTATCTAGAAAATTTAAAATATGTAGCTGATAGAATTGAATTTGAAACTGCTTGTTATGGTATATTTGTAAATGAAATACCAGACAGATTTCAAGCTCAACCTACATACATTGTAGATTTTGATAGAGCTGTTATTCAAATAATTAAAGATAATTGTGAAGGTATTGAAGCCCAAGAGGAATAAAGGAAAAATTAAAAACGCAACTTCATTAGAAGTAAATGGTTTAAAGTTTAAATCTAAACTAGAACTGTTTACTTATAATAAGTTAGTTGATGCAGGATTTAATGATTTTAAGTATGAAGAGGTTAAATTTCAATTAATGGAACCTTTTACTTATAATAATGAAAGTGTTGAATTGAAGAAGGATAAAACTTTTGATGTAATGACACCTAATATTAGAGGTATTACATACTTACCTGATTTTACTTGTATTAAAGAGGACAAAACTGGTTGGATAATTGAAGTTAAAGGCTATGCTAATGATGGATTTGCTAACAAGTGGAAGTATTTTAAAGAATATCTAGTTAAAAATGGTTATAATTTAACTTTATATAAACCAAATAACCAACAAAATGTATTAACAACTATAAACTTAATAAAAACTAAATATTATGAAAAGTAAATTAATAATCGGAATAACAGGAATAGCATTAGTATCAATCTTTATGATGTTCAGACTAATTCAAAGTAGTGAAGAACCAACTAGAACTTTACCTAAACCTACATTGCTAACAGATACTGTTAAAATTGATACGTTTAGTGAAGCTAATTTGATTCTGTACATGCATGAATTAGGAATCAAAGCACCTAATATTGTATTAGCACAAGCTAAGTTGGAAACAGGTAATTTTACATCTTATTTATTTGAAGTATCTCATAACCTATTTGGATTTAGGGGATTTAGAGGATATTATAATTATAAGAATTGGCAAAGTTCTGTTGTAGCTTATAAAGAATGGCAGGATAAAAACTATAAAGGTGGTGATTATTTTGATTTTCTAGAAAGCATAGGATATGCTACTGATAGCTTATACTGCTATAAATTAAAACAATTTTAAATGGATAATAGTAAAATACCAACTGCTGAAGAATTTTTAAATAATTTAGAATTAGAATTTCAAAAATCAGGAAGACCATTTTTTTATAAAGATGCTTTAAAAGTATTTGCTAGATTACATGTTGTAGCGGCTTTGAATGCTGCTTTAGAAGATTCTCCACATGGTTCTAGTACAGATATTCCTTCATATGATGATATGAAAGAAGCTATTTTAAATGCTTATCCATTAACAAATATTAAATAAATGACAAGAGAACAAAACACTGCTCTTTACTCTTATTACTTACATTTCAATCCTTATACAGGATATTGGAATGCTGTACCTAGAGATAAATCAGTAGACTATCTTAATGGTAGATTAGGTGGTAATGATGTGATTAAGAATAAAAATATTAATACATTAATTGACTACATAAGTAAAACAACTAATAAATAATGAGTGGAAAAACAGCTATTGTTGATTTAGATTCAATAATGTTCTCAATAGGGAATCCTAATAAGGTTGTTGATACTTATGGTGCACCTATTAAGAAAGATGGTAAATTTGTGTATGAAGAAAAGACTAATGAACAATTAGTTGATAGTGCAGAATTTATTATGAATAAGATACTTACCAATTGTAATTGTGATAATTATATTGCTTTTATTAAAGGTAAGGATACTGTCAAGAATAAACGTCTTATAGATCCAAATTATAAAGCTGATCGTAGTAAAGAATCACCTAAATGGTGGAATTTTACTAAAGGTTATTTAATTGAAAATTGGAAAGCAAATGAAGTTCATGATATTGAAGTTGATGATGCTGTAAATATTAGTAGATTATTAATACCTGATTCATTTATAGTATGTATAGATTCAGATCTTTTAGGTCTAGAAGGTACTCATTATAGGTGGAGAGATAAAAGTGATTTAAGTGGTACATGGATAACTACTACTAAAAAACAAGCAGAGTATAATTTTTGGTCTGATATGATTACTGGTACTCACAATAACACTAAAGGTATACCTGGAAAAGGTGAGAAATTTGTAGAAAAGCTATTTTTAGACACTACATTTTCCATAGGAGATGAGAATGTTCCTATCACATATGTACAACATTACTATCAAATAGTATTAGAAGCATATGTCAATCATTTTGGAGAGGATTTAGGTATTGAAGAGTATTATAAGAATTATAAAATGATTAAGATACTTGAAAAGTATGAGGGTTTTCAGTTACCAGGATTAACTGAATTTAAGAAAGGAAAAACTAAAGAAATAAGTGAAGAGAAGGGAATATTTGACTAGTATTGGTAAGGTATCTAGTAGTGGTAATATAAAACATACGTTTTGTACATCATTTCTATTACCTGCTGTAGGCTATTGTAGAAAGGAATTTAATAACAGGTTAATTAATGTACATATTGATAAGGATTTTAGAAATCCAATGTTAATACTAATCATTGATTATACACCTGGAATTGAGGAATCTATTGAACGATTAAAGAAGAATAAAATATATGATTCTTATGAGATTAATGATTCTGAAGTAGCTATTAAATTTAAAGTACCCTATAAGTATCATAATAACTTTTATAAGTTTTTAGATGGTAAGTATAGTGAATTTGACAATGAATATAAACAGATATTAATAAATATAGATGGGAGGAAAGTTAATAGTACAAGTGGTGCTGTTACTATTTATGATACAATTTTTCCAAGAAAAGATAAAATCAAACAAATTGCTGATGAGCTAAATGTAAGTGTGAGTATAATGCCTAAAGAGGTATTTGATCCACCTAATTTAGAATATGAGGTATACAAGACGTTACAAGAATTACAAGAAGAACAACAAACTACAAGACAAGAGATACATGAATAAAGAACAAGAGATTTTATCTTTTCTTGGAAAAATTGTATCATAAATAGTAACAGCACCACTTGTACTATTAACTTTCCTCCCATCTATATTTATTAATATCTGTTTATATTCA